GAATTTGCCCAAGACAAACGTGATGTAGTGGAAACTAAAGTACGTTTGGTGCGTGAAGCACGTGGCAAGTTAGAAAATCTCAAAGCACGTTTCGTAAAAGAAAGTGCTCAAAAAATGAGTCAAGCTGTTAGTTATCATTTGAAGGCTGAACTCAGCCAGTTGCATGAAGACATCCAAGTTGCTCGTGAGAACAATTTTGGTCGTCGTATCTTTGAAGCGTATGCTGCTGAATTTGGTGCTACTCATCTCAATGAGAAAGCCGAAGTTCGCAAGTTGCAAAACATCATCGCTGCCAGAGAAAATCAACTATCTGAAGCCATTAAACTCAGCAGGAAAGCAAAAGTTCTTGTTGAGTCCAAGGAACGTGAAATACGTGTGATCCGTGAATCCAATGTGCGTCAAAACACCATGGACGATCTGCTGAATCCTCTCAATGAGGAAAAGCGCGAAGTCATGCGTAATTTACTCGAAAGTGTACAGACTCCCCGTCTGAAAAATGCTTTTGAAAAGTATCTACCAGCCGTATTAGCTGATGGCAAATCTGTGAAAGCCCGCCAGGTGATCTCAGAAAATGTGTCAGAAGTCACTGGTAATAAAACTGCTCTGCGTCAAGACGACGACACCGCTGACAACAGCAATGTTATCGCTATTAAGCGTCTGGCAGGGCTTTAATTTAAACTAAGGAGACTTAAATGTCACAACAACTATTAGAAGGCCGCTGGGATGAAACCAAGGAAGCCCTTCTTGAAGGCCTAAAAGGCAGCAAGCGTAACAACATGAACGTGATCCTTGAGAACACACGCAAGTATTTGAAAGAAAATGCTAGCGGCGGTTCTACAGGTTCTGGCAACATTGCCACACTTAACCGTGTGATTCTGCCAGTTATCCGTCGTGTTATGCCAACCGTTATCGCTAACGAGTTGGTTGGCGTTCAGCCAATGACTGGACCTGTTGGTCAAATCCACACCTTGCGTGTGCGTTATGCCAACACAATGAACGACACTAGCACTGCTCAAACCAGTACTGCTGCCGGTCAAGAAGCATTGAGCCCGTTCCTGATTGCTCAGGCATATTCTTCAGCATCTAGCGTAACAGCTGGTATTGTTGATCCAACACAAAACATCTATACTGGTGCTAACACATCAGTGCTTGAAGGTTCCGGTGGTCGTCAGATCTCTGTGCAAATCTTGAAGCAAGCTGTTGAAGCTAAGACTCGTAAGTTACAAGCTCGTTGGACTTTTGAAGCTGCTCAAGACGCACAAGCTATGCATGGTATCGACGTAGAAGCCGAAATCATGGCAGCTTTGGCTCAAGAAATTACAGCTGAAATTGACCAGGAAATCTTGTTGAGCCTGCGCTCATTGGCCACAACTGAGTACACATACAACCAAGCTACTGTATCTGGTACAGCTACATTCGTTGGTGACGAACACGCCGCTTTGGCAGTTCTGATCAACCGTGTTGCTAACTTGATCGCCCAACGTACACGTCGTGGCGCTGGTAACTATGCTGTGGTTAGCTCTGCTAGTTTGACAGTTCTGCAAAGTGCGACCACAAGCGCATTTGCACGTACTACAGAAGGTACTTTCGAAGCACCTACAAACACCAAGTTTGTTGGTACTCTGAACGGCGCAATGCGTGTGTTTGTTGATAGCTATGCTAGCGACACTACACCTGTATTGGTTGGCTACAAAGGTAGTTCAGAAGCTGACGCTCCTGCATTCTACTGCCCTTACATCCCCTTGATGAGCTCAGGTGTTGTACTGGATCCAACAACATTCGAACCAGTGGTTAGCTTTATGACTCGTTACGGGTTTATCGAGCTCACCAACACCGCATCGAGTTTTGGTAACGCGGGCGATTATGTGGGAGAGATATCCGTTTCTAACCTCTCGTTCAGTTGAGATTGGTTATATGCTTGTGTTAACACAAGCATACAAACAAAAGCCCACTTTGGTGGGCTTTTTGTTGACATTTTGATTATGTAAATGTATAATTTGTGATAGCAAGGATAAATAACAGCATGAAACCTTACACATATCTAATCAAACACCGTCCTAGTGGTAAAGTCTATTATGGATTCCGTTCAGCCAACCAAGTAGATCCCGAACAAGATTTATGGAAACACTATTTTACTAGTAGTCGTAAAGTTCAACAACTGATTGAAGAAACTGGAATAGATAGTTTTGATGTGGAAATACGAAAAGTGTTTGAAACTAAAGAGCAAGCAAGTAATTGGGAAACACGAGTTCTAAAACGTTGCAAAGTATTAGAAGATGATCGTTGGATCAACCAAAACATTGCTGGATACATTGTGCCCACTGACGAAAGTCGCAAGAAAATAAGTGACTATCACAAAGACAAACCAAAAAGTGAAGATCATAAGAAGAATCTAAGTAAATCTCAAAAAGGAAAACCTAAAGTAAATTCTAAAAATCAAACACCCGAATATCGTACCCTGATGTCTACGCTTAAATCAGGACCAAATAATCCTATGTACGGTAAAGGGTGTACACCTGAACGAGCAGCTAAAATAGGTGCTGCTAACAAAGGCAAAACACCTGCCAACAAAGGTGTTCCAATGAGCGAGGAACAGAAAGCAAAAATACGTGCAACTAAGGCAACTAATCCAACTAAATTAAGCCAAGAGGTGATTGAAAAAAGATCTGCTAAAATAAAGGGTCAAAAGAGAAGTGACGAAACAAAGTTAAAAATGTCTCTGGCTGCAAAAGGAAAACTCAAAGGGCCAATGAGCGAGGAGAACAAACTTAAAATATCACAAGGTACCAAAGGTAAACCTAAACCCAACGGTATGGGCACAAGGTTATCGGCAACAGTAGCAGCACAACTTGCCGCAGGAACACATTATACTCAACAACCTAAACAGACTTGTCCATACTGCGGAATAAAAGCTGGCAAAGCAAGATACAATGGCTACCACGGTCTCAATTGTCGATCTCTAATAAATACAGCATAACAACCCCGGGATGGGAAGTTCAGGAAAGCATCTGAGGATGCTTTTTTGTTGGCTGAGAACTATTGTATGAGTATCAATAAATACATCAAAGGAAACTTGAACTATGGCTACTATTAAAACTCCTGGCGCTGGCGTATCACCGTACGAAACAACAACAACCGCACCAACGGTGTTGAGAGCCAGTGCTGATGGAACTACCACATTGGCCGCAGCGGCAACTGACGCAATTGGTGCTAACACATCAGTATACGTGACTGGGCAGGCTGCACTAAACAGTTTGATCACCACAAGTCAACCCGGCGTGTTTCAAGGTGCCAATGTCACTATCAATCTTGAAGAACAAAACTTCAACACCACAAATCAAGTTACTGCCACTACTAACTATCCATCGGGCAACACAGGAGAAATACAATACAACAGTGGTGCAAATAGTTTTGCCAGCGATCCTTATTTCACCTATACCAACAGCAATGTTGTAACACCAGGTATCCGCACTGATGGCTATTACTACGCCAATGGTTCGCCATTCTCAGGTGGTGGCGGAAATGGAAATGTATCTATTGCAACCAACTCAACGCCGGGCATCATGGCCCTGGGCAACGGGTTTTCTTTAAACAGCAGCAATCAAGTTAGCACAGCCAACTTGTACAGTACCAATCTTTCACAACCCACGCAACATTATGGATTCAGTCTAGATACCAATGGTGTACTGCATCTTCCGGACCAAAGTATCATCAATGGATCAACACTAAGGGGTGTACCGGGAACAGGAGAATTAAATTACACAGGTATCACAATTGGACCCAACAGTGGAAATGCAGAAAATACCTGGATGTGGGTGGATGCCAGCAATGCTTATATTGCCACAGATTACAGTAATGTTGGTAAAACCTGGACATTTGATAGCACTGGTAATATAACATTGCCTGGAATATACGGTGCTCAACTTATAGTGAACCAGCTTGGTGGCCCAGGATTATTTACAGGCGGAGCAACTGCTCAACCAAGTTTAAATTATGGCGTTAGAAGCAATGTTTTTGTTGGAGATGACATTGTTTTTATCACAGATTCTGGTAACAGCACCTGGACCTTTGGCACAGATGGTAGTTTACAAGTGCCTTCAAATGCCACTGCGGCTGGACCAGGAACTATTGCCTCGGCCAATGGTTATCCAACATTGTTGGCATACGGCACCGGTGGAGGCTTTGGTATTCACGGTGGTCCTGAACTGGATTGGATGAACGCCGACGACCCTGCTAATAACTTTAGCAATGTTAATACACTCCGCAACACCGCGTTTCTAAATGCCACAGGTTTTTACATCGGAATGAATGAAAACAGTGTGGTAGGAAATACCGTCGCAAGTTGGCGTTTCACTCCTGATGGTAATCTTACCTTGCCCTCGGGCGGTCAGTTAGGCTACGCAGGCATGGGTTGGACAGGGTTGAAATCAGCCAATGGCACTCCGATAGAGATAGACAGTTATTATGCCAATGGCAACATATCCGGTCAGATTTACATGACTCCCAATGGCAACCTAAGTCTTATCGGATTCGTAGAAGGTGGAGCCAGCAATGCCTGGAGTTTCAACTCTGACGCCAGTGTGCTATTCCCATACCAGCCTACCAACAACAGAACTGGATCCGGAGAAGCCTTGGTATTTGCCAAGTCTAACAATCAGAAAGTGATTGCTACAGCACCAGGAGATGTGGGTCAACCCACAGTGTCTCGCTTGGTGATTGCGGGTGGTGATGGTTATGAAGCCGGCGAAGGTGGTGATATCTACTTGTGGGCTGGTAAAAGCGGAACTGGGGTCGCAGGTGGGTCAGGTGGCGGCGACATCAAAGTTGATGCTGGCGATTCACTCAACAGTGCTCAAGGCGGAACTGTAAAAATACGAGCCGGCAACAGTTATGATCAAGGCATAGGCGGCGGTGTAGGCGGATTTGTTGAGATATCGGCCGGCGGCGGCAACACTGGCGGTCCGGTTACTATCAGTTCCGGCCAAGGCAATAGCCAGGCCAACAGTGGATTTGTACAGATACAAACCCCGTATGGCGGCACCTGGTATTTTGACAACTATGGTAATCTAACCACACCAGGATCATCAGGCAACATCACCGGCGCTGATGTGATCACGGCCAATGTATTTGCGATGACACTGGGCGGCAATATCACGGAAGGCAACATTCCTGCTTATACCAGTTTGACTGGCAATACTATTGTGTTGACTCCTAGTGGTGGCACCAGTGCGGATCAACAACTGGTGATATATCCTACTGTTACCC